TAATAGTTAAATTAAGAAAATATTTTCCAAAAGGTAGTTTATATGCAGGACAAGGGAATGGTTATAAAGATGTAGATCCTTTAAAAGTTATAGATGACAAACTTAATGGCAAAAGATATTGGGAAAATTCTTTTACATTAACATCTGACATTGAAACTTTTGATTTATCTTCTATTTTAGGAGATAATGGCAAAGCATTTAAAATTAGAGTTTATTGTGTAATTACTGATTATGGGTTAGTAGAAAATGCTCCAGGAGCTACAGGAGGAATAAACACACCTGCTGTTGTAAGATTTTCAACTCCAGGAAGTAATTTAGCACCTCAAACATTAACTCAAAATTATAATGACCCTTATTATAATTGGGTAGATGTAATAACTAATGAAGCTCAAGAAATAAATGCTCAAATTGATATTACAGAACCATATGATGCTGTTACTGATTTAGCTGACCCTGATGTGCATATCTATAAATGGATAGATATAGAATTAAGAGTATACGCAAAAGGTGAAGAAGTGTCATTTTTTTAAAACATTTTATGAAAAAATATAGAATTTAATAAAAGAGTAGGTTTATAGCCTACTCTTTTTTATTTAAAAAAAGCTAAAAAAATTGCTAGTAGACCATTGCAAATTGCTATTGCTATAGTAACTTTTTGTGAAAAAGATGTTTGTTTTTTGTTTTTTATTTCTTTCTTTTCTTCTTCACAATCAGTTTTAAAATTTATTAACTGTTCATTAATTACAAGTTGTTTAGTTACAAAACTAGTCATTTGGTCAGTTACTGTTTCTACTTTATTTTTCATATCTTTAAAATCATTTTCAATGAAGTTGTTTAGTATTTCTTTTGTAGTATAACTATTAGTACCCATAATTTATACTCTTATGTTATATTTTAATAAAATAGGTTTAATTTTTTCTTTAGCAAGTTTTATTTCTTCTAAACTTCCAGAATTTTCTAATAATTCTAATTTTACTTCGTTGTAGTCATTTAAAGCGTTTTGATATGTTGTTATTTTTTCTTGTAATCTTTGTTCATCAATATCATACCAGTCATCCCTTTCTTGTTTTCTAATTTTTGCTTTTTCTAAAATTTCTATTTCATCTAAATAATTATCTAAGACAATATTTGCTTTTATTCTTATATCGTCAATTTGCATTTCTGGAGTTTTTATTTGAGCTTTTGAATTTAAAATATATAATTCATCTTTTGTGTACTTATGTTCTATAGCTTCTGTATTTGGATCAAAATCAGTGCCTATTGTTAATACAGAAATTCCACCACGATATACTCTAATCATATTTTCAGGATAAATGAATTCTAATAATACATCTGTTTCTTCTTTTTCTTCTTTTTTAATTTCTATTATTTCATTATTTCTTTTTACTTTAAATCTAACTACTCCTCCTGAAATAATATCATTTTCTAATTTATCATCTTTATTAATTTCTAGAAATTGACCTCCTGTTCGTTTTAATATAGGCCAATCAATATCGTTTGCAGATAATAATATTTCCCCTTCTTTTGCGATATAACCTTCGTTTTCTTGTCTAATGATTTTATTTTCTTTTATTACGTTTATTTTCATATTTTTCTCCTTATGCTGAAATTTCTAATATTATATTACAATAAGAATTGTTTGATACAATATTTTCTCCAACGCCAGTTGACATGTTCGATATTACAAAACCACCAGATTGTGTATGTAGTCCAAGATTATTATTATCAATTTGTACTTTTGTAATACCAAAATTAGAACCTGCTTGTGAAGCTGAACCATCAAAAATCCACGAATTTGTATAACTTGCTGTAGTATTGTATATTATAGCAAATTTAGCTAAAGTATAATTAATTACTAAATTATGAGTTAAGTAATGATCTTGATCTTTGTTATCACCTGTTCCCTCGTTTACCGCAAAAGTCTGCCCGCTTCCACAAGTGCCAACTTCATTGTTAAGTGCTAATCCTGTTCCTGTTACAAAAGCTACTGTTAATGTTCCAGCTGCACCTGCGGGTGCTGAGTCATTAAGGATGACTCCACTGACCCCCGACGCGAGGACATACTTTTCCCCTGTCATGTCTCCAGTCCCACCTGATTTTGTATCATAATCAAAATTTGCAAAACCAATATACACGTTAGTCCAGTCCGATCTATTATACCACCCTGATTCTATACACATATAATAATCTTCTACTAACCAACCTGTAGCAGTAGCAAGAACTGTTAATTTATCACCACTTTTTACCATTATCATTTTTGAAAGTGTATAATCTTTGAAAAGAATATTACTTCCTTCTTCCGAATTTATATATGTTAATCCCAAACTTTTATTTTGAAATAGATACCGTTTACCTAAATTATCTGCAAGAGTTGGTAAATCAAATTGTTGTAGGCCTGTGCTTGTTGTATGTGCGGAAATATATTTATCGTAACTATCTGTATCTGATATTGTTAATCCAGTTCCCGAATAAACATTTAAATCTTGATTCTGAATTTTTGTCCAGTCTGCACTCGAACCTGTGCCTGTAGCAATATAAATATTATCATTAGTTCCGTCTACAAAAGTTTGTCCTATGAAAGATGGAGTAATTGAAGGTGCTGCTGTACCTGTTAATAAATTAGTAGAAAAAGTTCTTTTTATCCATGCAGTACCATTCCAGATAAATGTAATTTCACTTCCTGGATATAATACTTCCGAATTTGGTAATCCTAATACATTTGCTGCTGATCCAGATTCATTTCTAACTATTATTTCTTTTGCATTTCCAAAACTTCCAGGAAATGTAAAAGTACAATTTGCTGCAATAGTACATATAATTAATTGCTTTCTAATTGTAGTACTTACTGTATGCGTAGTACCTGTTACTGTCACTACAGTCGGAGCATAATCAGAAAGTGTTTGAACATATTCTGCTATTTTTGCTTGAGTAACAGATTTATCCGTAGTCGATTGTCTACAATGTATTTTATCTGCTGCGGCTACTACCGTCGTTACTGGTAGATCATCTATTGTCCTATTTGCCATATTTTATTCCTCCTAAAATTTTTAAGTTACTATCATAAACTCGCCATCATCTAATTCCATAAATCCGTCATCATCTAAAATTAAATTATAAGCGAGTAATAATCCTACACCAGAAGGCAAAACTCGGTATAATAAATCTTCTGCAATATCGTCAGGTTGCCATAATATCATAGTCCCGCCGTCATCTAACTCCATTAAATCTCCAGGAACATCTAATTCTAAGTCATATTCTAAAAATAAACCTATATCCCCATCCTGCCATAATTGTATTTTTGCAGGAGGTATATTTACTAATTGTACATCAGTAGCATTATAAAGATTTATGGCAGTTTTAATTATGGCTTCTGGAGTGCCAGAACTAAAATTTATTTCTGCTTTAATTTTTAATAAAGTTCTATATGCTTCATCAACTCTTCCCTGCCTTTCTAATCCTAATATTTTACCTATTATATCAAGAGTTATACCTTCTCCATTATCTATATTAAATTCGTTTATTAGTTCAAATATTGCTTGTTCTATTTTGTTACATTCATCTGCAAATGCTTTTTGCCATAATACAAAATTTGGTTTTTCTTTATATTGTTGTATGAGCAAATCTGTAAAATCTTTATAATCACTATTTTGTACTATTTCTATCATAAAATCCTTCTACGGTTTTAATGTTACATCTATTCTATCAGTTGAAAAAATTGCTATTTGTCTATCTGTAATTGTTACATTTGTAGCACTTGCAGTAGGTACAAATGGAATAGAAGTATCTGAATCTAATAATATATCAACTTCATCAATTCCCGGAATATCATATACAGGAATTCTTAATCTTCCATAAATTACATCAACACCTACGCCTATGTTAGTTGGATTAAGACTCCAAGCAACTATTGCTTCTTTAATAAGTTCGTCCCCATTTGCAGGATAAGTTTCTTCTGTATTAAAATTTCTTTGAACTTCTACATAAATATAAACATATTCAGGTCTAGAAAATTCTATAATTTGGTCGTGTCCTAAACTGTCTTGAATAGTAATTCCTGCTCCTCCGTTTACATTCCCATAAGTTGCAATCCCAGCAGGCATTCTTGTCCATATTTCTTGTGCTACATCTGCATCAGTACCCCCTGATACTACAGCTTCAAAACTATGTGCAGGTCTACTTTCAGCATCTACTGCGTCAGTTCTATTTGAAAATACATTACAAGTAATTACACTAGCAACATTATTTAATATTGCAGACCTTATACTTTCATCAGTAGCATTGCCTGAAATTATTGCCTGCTCTCTTCTGATTCTAAACTCTTCATCTGTTTCTACTTCCCGGCCTGTAATGCCAGCAGATGGGTTATCCACACTATCCCAACCAGTAACAGGAGTCACAATTTCTGTTAATGAATTAGCAGGAAGTATCTGAGTACCTATAGTATCACAAGTAAAATTTCCTCCACTTGCTAAAGTTACAATTTCTAAATCTCCTGTAATATCAAAATTAAAATCTAAATCTATATCTAATAATGTTAATTGTGAAGATGCTACAGAAGGCGTGCCTAACCAAGTTCCTGCGAGTATAAGAGTTTTTATTCCATTTAGTATATCACTTTCTACATCTCCGCCTAATGCAACATAATCATAATTTGTACTATCTATTGTTACTCTATAAGTATTTCCGGGGGTTACTGTTGTTACTTCTATTACTCCTTTTCTTGCAGCTACTTTAGAAATTGTTACTGTTTCATTTAATTCAAAATTAACAGTAGCAGAAGTTTTTTTAGCTTTTTTTCCTGCAAGTATTATAGTTCCTTCATCTCCATATAATAGCACGTTAGATACTGCTGTATAAGTAGCAGGAAGTCTTATAATAGCATTTTCTATAGCAATATTATCAAGACAAACCCCTGTAGCTTGATCTGGATTTCTACAATTATATGCTTCTTCTAATGCATCCCAAAGTTCAGAAAGCATTTTAGATTTGATGCCAATATCTTGCCCGAATGCTCCAGATTCATCAAGGTCAATATCATCCCCCCAAATTTGTTTATATGAAGTTTCTAAATTAGTTTTTATTTCTGCTAATGTTGGTTTTGCAAAACCTGTGTCCGTAACGTATGTACCCATGTAATTCTCCTATATTGAAAAAGTGCCTTCTACTATTTCTCCATCACTTGCTTTTACTTCAAAATCTACTGAAAATGTTCTTAAAGCCACATCAAAAATAGTTTCAAATTTTATAATTTCTATTATTTCATCTATTGTTTTTATCTGTCTTAATAATATTGTATTCACTAAATTTATATCAGGATTCTTAGTAAATATTTTTTCAAAATAAGGAATTCCGCCTTCAAAATTTAAAAACCATTCCCCATAAAAATAAGACAATAAATTTTCTATTTTTTGACTTACAAATTCAGTAAGTGTACTTGTTAATCTTAAGTTTTTATCTGCTGTAAGTGCCATATCTTTTGTAGTAAAATCAAGATACAAATTTTTACTCATTTACTCCCCTTTTATTTTTGTACTTTTAAAATTATTTATTTGCCCATTAAAAGTAGAAAATGCTGTTTTTATAGTTTCTATTCCTGCTGTATTTTGTGCTATAGTTCCTGAAGTTGCTGTAGCAATTGTAGTACATAAAGCTAATAATGCAGTAGCTAATGTATCCCCTTTTACAAAGCTTTCAGTGCCAGCTAACATTTTAATTCCAGTTGATAATAATTCTAAAATATTAGAACTTAAATCTGTCATCTTCATACCTGTTGAGGATGTTTCAAATTTATTTCCTAATTTATCTTCTATAATAATTTCATTTGTACTATCTTTAATTTGTATTTTGCTGTCTTGAAATTGTAACCAAAAATCTGTGTCATTTTCAGGAGCAATTGGAAGATTTTTAAAACTCCAAAGTCCTGGAATACATATACAATCAGATAAATCAAATCTATTTAAATCATCCGCGTCTGTAGCATTATTTGTAGCATTCAATAGAAAGTTGCCTATACTACTTTCTGCAAATAATAATAAACAGCCATCATTTTTATTTAATGGAAAAAGAAAATTAAAATTTTTTGTACTAGGAAATAATACAGGCACATTTTTAATTGGATCAATTTCTATTATTTGATTATGTACATTTCTTAATTTTACCATAGGTTTTACTTCTGCTTTTCTAGTAGAATGTCCGTCATAACTTATTATTTGACCTGGAAGTATAGTATGAATACCATCAGTTTTATTCGCAAAGAATAAATTTAAAACTTCTGATAAATTAAGTTTTTCATCTATATTCATTCTGTTACCTCTATTCTACAACCAAAATCAGAACCACCAAAATTATCACCTACAAAGTTTACTTTTTCTGTTATAAATAACCCATTGACATTACTAGATTCTAATCTTAATAATGTATTAGGTTTAATTTTAGAATTCATTAAACTCATAGCTGCATATCTTTTTTTTACTTTAGTATTATTACTACTATTTGTAGTATCTTCTTTACTATTTTCTGTTATTTCTTCTACTTCTCCAATCAATCCATTATTTGGAGTTAAATTAACTATCCCAAAAGTAGAAACTTGCTCGCCTAATTTATAAATAACCATTTCATTACTATCAAAATAAATACCTACTCCGTTTAC